ATACATTTATTAACGGCAGAGCACCAGACTTACCTGTCACAGCAGATTTCACTGCTAATGATATATACGAAGCCAGGTACTTGCTTGCTGTAATGACATTTTTACGTGTTGCAAGCAAAGCATACTTTGGTGATACTGCGGTCGCAACTGGCAGATACGGTACACCCCCACCAGTATTGTTATTTGAATACCTGGGAGAGCATGGATTCCATGAAGTACCAGTTGTGGTAACAAACTATACCATGGAGTTGCCAGGCGATGTGGACTATGTTCCAGTTGAAACAGGTATTGGTAGTGAAGGCGGAGAAGTAACTTACGTGCCTACAAAATCAAACATCACTGTTAACTTGACGCCCACATATACTCCGCATAAACTGCGCAGACGATTTGATTTAGAAAGTATTTCAAATGGCAGAGCATACAAAGATGGATTTATCTAATGAGTGACAAACATCGCAGAGATAGCTTCTTAAATAAGACTCAGCCATTAACAGCAAACAGTCAATTCCTGGGTACAAATAATTTGCCCAAGATTCCACAGAGCATTGAAGATGAGCTGTACACAATTGGTCATGGTTATGAAGAGAGACCAGACTTGTTGGCACATATTAAATATGGGAACAGTAGACTATGGTGGGTATTCAGTTTACGAAATCCTGATTTACTTAAAGACCCCATCAGAGACTTTAAACCTGGTGTAGTTATATACGTGCCAGCAAAAAGCAGCTTGCATAATTACTTATAACGAAGGACACACATGTCAGCAGAGACACCTAAAGTATACAACGAATATCTGGGAATAGATACGTATGGCAACATACTTGACTTCTATGATAATCCAACATACAACATACGATTATATTTAATTGACCCCACAGGCGAAGAACTGTTCGCTGATCCTGGTGCAACTGTGATACTCGCACAAACTGGGGTAACTGGCACACAGATAGATGACTTGGAAATAGACACACTAATGGATACTGCTAACACCATTAAGAGTGCTATATCATTCACAATCAAGCAACCAGGTGCCGCAAATTTCCTAGACCAAATTCAATTAGCCAGAGCATATCTGGGTTTGCCATTTACACAGGACTTGTATTTGTATCTAGAGATAGTGTTCAAAGGATACTCAGCAGATCCAGAGGATGAAGACATCGGTGGTGAAGCCAGAAACATCTGCGGACCGTACAGATACAAAGTAAAAGTAACGAAGTTGGATGCTGAGATCAATGAGACTGGTAGTATGTATAACGTATCTGGATTGATACACGACTTTGATGCATACACTGATGTTATGTACAAAACCCCATATGCATTTTCCACAGTGGGGAAAACCATAACAGAACATGTAAAAGTTCTGGAACAAAACTTAAACGAGTGGCACAGTGATGTTACCCTCAATGACATTCCTGACACAGTTGAAATTGATACGAGTCAACTCATAGGCAGTAGCACAACCAGTGGCGGCGTGGGGCTGGAAGCAATCAGTGATGAATCCCTGATCCTTAGCAGTGACATGGAAGCAGAGGACATCAACCGTGTAACAGATGAGCTGTGGCAAGTAGCCACACAAGTTGACATACAACAAGAAATTGATGATGCACCAGTATACACAGGCACTGCCGCAGAGCAATTGTTTGACGAAGATAAAATTAACCATAGAATTGGTACTAGTTTAGATCATGTGTTTTTAACATTACTGAGCATGAACGCAGAATTTTATGCCAAAGTCACGAGAAAGAATGACATCACTGACTTAGAAGAAAAGCCTAAAACAAACCAAGCGTTTGTGAGCTGGTTTAGAATTTTATCCAAAATCAAGCTCAAAGGTTATGATAAAAAACGCGGGGTATATGCAAAGCATTACGTATACACACCCATGCTATACAAAACAGCTAAACATGAGGTTGCACTAGATCCTAGTGAACTAGAATTGTCCAAAGACGATGCTGAAAGCCGTGTAAAAGAAATGTATGCAAATGATTGTCTGTTAAAGGCATACAGTTATTTGTTCACAGGACTAAACGATCAAATACTGGGATTTGACATCAAATACACTCCTGGACTGGCTATACTTGCACCTCCAGCTGGCGGTAGTATTGGTGACCCCAGTGTTGAAATGCGAGAGCAATTCAGAGCACAAGTACCCGAAGACGAAGACAATACGCTGGAAGGACAGTTGAACGAATTTAACAAAGCCAAAGATGCGCTTAATAAAGATAAGTTTGGTGACTTCCTAGATGAATTAGGAGGACTGGCAGACAATTTGACTGACAGTGTCTTGGGTGGTATAGCAGATGCCACAGGATTAGATTCAGCCACACTGAGTTCAGTTATACAAGACTCAACTGGGCAACAAGCAAAACAACTTGCGGCTGCACTAACCAAGAAGCAACTTAGTAAATTGGCAGTTAATGCAGGAATAGCAACCACAGCAGCACCTCCTACTGAAGACCCAACCACATTTACCAACCCCACTGCATCAGGCGATAATTATGAGCCTACATTTAGTGGTTTTGCATACAGTGCAGACTTACTCGATCTCAACAAAGTTGACCCAGTGATTGCATCTGAGCTAGTTGACAAAGGCTATATAGATGTGCTACCACAAAATTCTGCAGTCAAAGCACAAATGACCACACACGAGGGTCAGCCTAACCCAGTAACTTCCGCAACCAGTACAGGTATAAAAAATACAATGTTTGGTTACTTGCTGAACCAACATGCAGCGCAAGTTAGCTTTTTAAATATTGATATGCAATTACGTGGCGATCCCTGGTACTTACTTGGACCAGGATACAATACCAAGAAGAGTTCACCAGAACAAATGAATCAGCAACGAGATAGCGATATATTTTGGCTAGATATCAGATCACCCATTACATACGACCCTGATTTTACTGATGAAGATAGCGAGTTAAATAGCGGCTATTGGGAATACAAAGGCATGAGCCAGACTTTTAGTGCACTGTACCAGATCCAAAAAGTAAAGTCCACATTCAGTGGCGGTATATTTACAATTGATTTGAGTGCCATGCACACTGGTATTAGCGCAGCCACCTTAGCAAAAAAAACAGGTAGTCAATCATGAGCAGCGACATTAACACCAGATATTACAAGAACACGGCGGTTAAACGAGAACAAGCCAACAACCCACTTAATGGAATATACGTGGGTAAAATTGTCAAAGCACTGTCAGGTGACAGAAGCTTTCGTTATAGCATAACTATACCATCATTGAACAAGGCGGGCGGCAAAAACGAAGTATACGAATGTGTATGGGGAAGTCCGTTTGCAGGTGGAACTAATCCAACCAAAACTGGCAAAGATGTAGAAAATGCTGACCAAGCAATAAAAAGTTATGGATTCTGGGCCATACCTCCTGACGAAGGAAACAGTGTACTAGTAGCATTTGCAGATGGCAGTGGCAAGCGTGGATATATTATTAGTTGCCTGTTCCCAGATAAATTAAATCACATGATGCCAGGTATGCCAGCAGGCAAGAGTTACAGCGATCCAAGTATGCTGATGCCTGTGATAGAAAAGAACAAAGTTGATGAGAAAATCACACATAATGATGCCATACGCCCACTTGCGTTGGACCTGGCAGAAGGTGTTGTAAAGCAAGGACTTATCAACGATCCTTTGCGTGGTGTAGGTACCAGTGGTGCTCGCAGAGCTAACATAAACGAAGTTTATGGAATGCTGACACCTGGACCAAAAGACCCTGAAAATGCAGATACCAGACTGGGCGGACACCAGTTTGTCATGGATGATAATCTTGACAGCAGAATGATCCGATTGCGTACAGCAAGTGGTGCACAACTTATATTGGATGACACCGAAGGATTCGTATACATAATCAACAAAAAGGGCAACGCTTGGTTCGAGCTCAATCAGAATGGTGATGTATACATACACAGTGAAGGTACTATTGCAATGCGAGCCAAGGGTAACTTTGACTTGCGAGCAGACAAAAATATCAATATTGAAGCAGGACAAAATATACACATGAAAGCGGCAGGAGATAACCTTGCTGGAAAATATGTGGGTATCCCGGCACTGGGCGCACTGGGTATCCCACCACTGGGAACTGGTGGTAATATCAGATTCGAAGCAACTGCTGATTTGACACAGTATGCAGGACTCAACGCACAGTTAACTGCCAATGGTGGTGACTTAGACTTCAACGCAGGTGGCAGAGTTGCAACTACTGCTAGTAGTCCACAGGGTATCAACTTACAGGCACCCATGGGCACAATCAAACTGGAATCAGTTAGACCCACAAGTATATTATCCAGTCAGTTCAATGTTACTGCACCAGCAGGCACTGCAATAACAAGTGCTAAAATTTTACTTAACAGTGGTGGAGCACCAGCATTGCCGGCATTACCTGCCAACCCTGCTCCACAAATAGGCACAAACAAAAAACCAGACAGTGCTGCTAAAGCACCTAAATGGGATCGTGAAGCCGGTAAAGCAGGTAAGACCTCTGCGCCCACTGCTGGTAAGCGTACTGGTAAAGTAGATCAAATACACACAATTGTGAGTAAACTCATAACCCTGGAACCGTTTGCCGGTCATGGCTCGTACGATCCCATCAAGGAAAGTGCTAAACCCCCAGCCAAAGACCCGTCACTAGCTGGAAAGTTACCACTTGCTGCAACAGATTTCAGTGGAGTACCAGCAAGTGTAAGTACACCTGCCGGTTACATGAGCGGACAAGGATATACTGATCAAAACGGTAATCCCATAAGCTCTGTAACAGGAGCAGTAAACGGTGTGGGTGAGACCATAAGTAGCACAGTAGACAGTATTGCTGACGGCATAACAGGACAAGCAGGCGACCTAGCCGCAGGACTAGGTGCACAGGATCTACTTGATGGTGTACCACAGTTTGACCAAATACCAGGTATCAGTAGCGAGTTTACAGCACTCATGGACATGGACTTTGCATCAATCACAGGGCTAAGTGGACTATTAGCAGGAATACAAGCGGCTATTCCTCCCATACGTTTCCCTACATCAAACGCCTTGTCACAAAAGATCATAGGAATTCAGAAGCAATTAACTGAACTTGAAGCACAACTTAATCAGTTTGCATTAGATTCATTAAACTTGCCGGCTGGACTTGATACTGCGGCTATAACTGATATGAAAGATAAAATTAAAAACGCCACAGCTATTGCTGGTGCTGGCGGAGACTTTGTATCAAATTTAGCTGACCAAGGCATAAAAGCCATAACAGATGGACCAGGCACAATCTTCCAGGATGCCGCAGGTAACAAGTTGGTTGATTTTACCAACGGCATAGGACCTGTGGGAGCAACACTGGGACTTGCTGGTGACCTCACCAGTTCATTTGATAGTGTTAAAGGAGCCATTAGTGCACCCTTAACAGGCAACGAAACACTCGCAGTTAGTGCATTTACAAACATGGTGGGACCAGAAACTGCACTTAAAAGTGAAGTAATCACAGGACTAAACAAACTAGGTGAGATAGATTCTGCTACTAATCCAGTGGGTTATGCTGTGGCAAAAGCCAATACACTAAGAGAGATGACATACTATACTAGTGCACCACCAACACCAGGCGCACAACCTCAATCAAGTCCTCCCCTACAGGACTTCATGTACTTTGCTACTAAACTCTTTCAGGTGCCAGATGGTGTAGACCTACCATTTAGTGTTGATACATATCTGCCAGGCACAGAGAATTTCCGCACACTGGGCGATGAGTTAGATATAATTATTAAGGGATTATAGAAAAAGAATGAGGGTCCATGATGGACCCTCATAATGTGTAAGTCATGGGAGACTTATAACATACTAATCATTCGATCATGTTCCACATTTCCTCAAACTCAGCTGGAACTTCCTTGGCATTATACCGGAAGTTACCTATTAGGTTGAGTGTGTCAAACAAACAATACTTCTTGTTTTGTGAATCGTAAATACCCATTGTTATGTAGCGTTTACGGGTTTCAAAAATCTTAATGTATCGCTGACCGTTTTTGCGATTACGCTCTTCAGCTTTGCTCCAGACTTCGTCGAAGCGTTTACTAATTTTGCGCATTTTACGTACCTCTATACAAGGGTTAAAAGTAAGGGTGTGTACATCTATGTGCACAATACTATTTAATTGTACATCACTACGATGGTCTATATTTCTGGTGTAGAAATTAAAACTATACATTATAATTACGATAAATACTTGTATGGCAAAATTTATCGGTTTCAATACAATAGGCAGAGTGAAAGCTCCATACACCCTAACAGATGGTGAATTAATCAAGCGCGACTTGCTCAATCAGTTTTATACTAAATTAGGAGAGCGGGTAATGCGCCCAAACTATGGTAGTATCATATGGGATCTCCTAATGGATCCTAGTACTGCTGATCTAGACAGAAAAGTTCAAAAAGACATAGAGAAAATTATCAAGAGTGAGCCCAGAGCAGAGCTTTTGGACACCAAACTCTACATACTAGATCATACCATACGAGCTGAGATCGATATCAGGATACTCCCAGACGGAGATGCCGAGAAACTTTACCTAGAATACATAAGAGAAATAACGGAAGGTATTAACTAATGGCAGTTAACAGACAGCAAAATTTATTTGCGGCAGAGGACTGGAAAATCGCATACAAGGCGTATAGCGAGATAGATTTCCAGGCATATGACTTTGACACTATTCGTGGTGCACTAGTTGATTATGTAAAAACTAACTACCCAGAAAACTTCAACGACTATATCGAAAGCTCAGAATTTATTGCTATTATCGAGATGTTGGCGTATCTGAGTCAGAGTTTAGCGTTCAGAATGGATGTTAACACCAGAGAAAACTTCCTGGAAACAGCAGAGAGCCGTGAAAGTGTTTATAAACTAGCACGTATGTTGGGATACAATCCCAAGCGTAACATACCTGCAAGCGGACTAATGAAGATTACAAGTATAAAAACATCAGAGCAACTTACTGATAGTCAGGGAACAGATCTCAGTAACAAGACAGTATACTGGGACGATTCAAATAATCCACAGAGCTACGAACAATTCATAACAGTTATGAATGCGGCTATGAGCAAGACTAACAGATTCACCGCTCCCCTTAAAGATGGCACAGTTGGTGGCATCAGAACAGAATTATATCAGTTGAATACACCACAAGCGGCACCCATCGTATACAACGTAGAAATCAACGCTGGCGGTGGTGCTAAACCGTTCACAATTGTAAACCCAGATTTTAAAGACGGCAGTCATATTTTTGAGAGACACCCAGATCCTACCAACCTGTTCAACATGATTTACAGGAACGACGGCAAGGGCACTAGCAGTGACAGCACTGGATTTTTTGTACACTTCCGTCAGGGCAAACTGGAGTTTGAAGACTATAACTACACCACGCCACTTGAGAACAGAATACAAGAAGTCAGTGTTGAAAATATTGGTGAGAATGACATCTATCTACAAGAAATTAATAGTGGTGGTGTGCCCCTATCTAAGTGGGAGCGTATTCCCAACACTGTGGGTCAAACACTTAATTATAACAGCAAGAGTCTAGACACCAGAAACTTGTTCTCTGTGGAAAACACAGGTACCAGTGGTGTCAGATTACGATTTACTGATGGCAACTTTGGTAATGTGCCTGTGGGCATTTACCGTATGTGGTACCGTGTAAGCGATCCTAAGAGATTCGTAATACAACCACAAGAAGCCAGAAACAAAACAATTACTATTCCTTACCAGAATGCACAAGGCAAGGATCATGCAATAACAATTCGCTTCTCACTAACTAACGCTGTTAATAACAGCCTGCCGGCTGAAAGCATCACTGCAATCAAGGAACGTGCACCACAAGTGTACTACACGCAGGATCGTATGGTAAGTGCTCAGGACTATAATGTGTTTCCACAAAGTCAGAGCACCAACATCAAGAAGATGAAAGCCACAAACAAGACGCATGCAGGACACAGTCGCTATATTGATTTGAACGATCCCACTGGTACATATCAGAATTTGGACACGTTTGCGGCAGATGCGTACTTGTATACAGAAATGAAGAACGATGTGGAAAACATCGTGATAAACAACAACACCACGCCCATGGATGTTGCCAGTGTGCAACTACCTAACAAGCTCAAAGAGCTGTCCATGAAAAACTTTGTGTACTATCAGGTACGCAACGTATGGACTAATCCAGATCAAGGTGGTAGTGTAAACAACTTCCTGTTTACATCTGATGACAACATACGTTGGAATCCTTTGCCCATTACTGATAAAAGTACTACTGGATATATGACTGAAGATTTCAGTACAGGTGAAAGAAATATACTTATTACTAACCTAGTTAAGACCAAGCACCTAAAGCAGAATACATTTACTAAGTGGGTCAATCCAGATAACCGTTTGGATTATAAGTGGGTAAAAATTAACGAAATCAGAGACGGTGGTCAGCTTACTGCTGGCATAACAACCAGTTTAGGTCCCTGGACATTAAGTGACGAGATACCAGCCAACTGGTTACTCACAGAAACTTTTGTATCACTACGCACAGTATTTAATCAGATTGAAGCACAATTAGTGTCAGATCTCATGAGCCAGGGCACCAGAAGCACATTTGGCTTGGGCTATGATATGCTATTAGATTCCTGGTATGCTATCCCGTCAAGCCAATTATCACAAACTGCTAAAAATGGATCATACAAGTTAGACCAAAACAACCGTGGGGCAAACAGTTGGTTAGTACTCATGGAGTACAGCCCAATTGACCAAGATAGTTATCGATATACCATGACTACTCGTGGCCAAGACTATGTTGTGCAAAGTAAAAAAGAACTAAAGTTTTACAATGTTAAAAACATCAAGGTACTTGACAAAACAAACCGTAGCTCACAAGATACTATTACGTTTACCACAGCCAACACCCAGCCTACAGATTCAGAAATATTTGCCTGGCAAGGTGGCTCAGGATGGGAGAACACAGTAGTAGGCACGTTACATTTGCCCAGAGCTATCCATGTTGACTTACCGTTAAAAACACGTGACACCAAATGGTTTGATATTGAGACCAGATGGATCAGTAACTTTGGTCTGTTGTCACCCACTGCTAACACACCAGCATTGATTGCTGATAACAATCGCTATGTTAACGATGCAGTTATAAGCGTTCCTGTTTTTGAGCAGGCTGGCGCAACAACCACTGAGCTCAGTAACATTGTGGTTGCATCAGGCAAAGGTGTCATACAGAGCTTACCTAAGCGTCTACGCTTTCCATTCAAGAACACAACATTTGGTGAAAACATTGTAAGAACAGATGGTGGACAGTCTTATATAACATACCGCCAGATACCCAAGAACGGTTCATATGGTTCAGAAGAAATATTTGTAGCCGTTGCAGGACAACCTGCATACAGTTATGGTACAGACGGTGCTACACAGGTTGTGCCAGCGTCATATGGTAGGTTAGAGCTAGAGTCATATGATGTTGCAACACAAACTGGTGTATTGGTATACAAAGATTTACAAGACAATGACTTGCATAACAGCAAGGACCGCACAGGTAATTTCAGCAAAGATAAACTAGAAGTAATGTATACTAGCAACAAGAGCTATATTGATTTGCCTATACATTGGTACATTGCTGACGTTTACCGCGAACCAGATGGCTATACAGATCCACGTAAAGTAAAAGTAGCACCCATTGACACTGATGGTGATATGGTACCTGACAAGCCCAGACAGTTTTCAGAGTTTGTGGGACTCAGGGACTTGGTGTTGTTTGAAAACACCCTTGACCTTGACGGTTATACTTACGATCAACCAGTGACTGGCAGAATACTTGACTACCGCAGAGAAACAGATGTGGTTATACGTAACAATGAAAACCTTAGCTCACCTGCAACTTATTGGGAACCCACACCGCTAACAGCAACCGATTGGGTACTTGTTAAAACCAAAGAAGTAGCAGAAAAGTTCACAGTAAGCAATGCAAGTGGTATAGTAATCTATAACGAAGAGGAAGAACTGGTGTATCAGGTGTTGCCAGACAGCACAGATATTAACACAACGTTCAGCCTAGTTGTTACACAGGATTACCTTGTGAGACACGGCAGAGGATACTCACAAAACGCAGCAGATCCTGACCCAAGTGGTGGCTACATTAGATGGAAGCATGTAGCACCCAAAGATGTCAGAATTGACCCCAGCATTAGTAATGTTGTGGAAATGATTATGCTGACTAATAGTTACAATGATCAAGTTACTGCATGGAAGAGTACAAAAACTGGAGAGTTCCCATTGGCGCCCACCAGCAATGAGTTAAGCACAGAAATGACAGTGCTAAATACCTATAAGAGCGCAAGTGATACACTAGTATACCGCAGCGCCAAGTTTAAGCTATTGTTCGGCGATCAAGCCGAAGTTGAGCATCGTGCTAGATTCCGTGTAGTTAAACTAAGTGACCAATTAAGTGACAACGAATTAAAGACAAAAATTATTGCTGCAATTAATGACTATTTCAATGTGGATAACTGGGAGTTTGGTGAAACATTTTACTTCACTGAGCTCAGTACATACATCCACCAGACCCTGGGCAGTGCAATAGGTAGTATTGTGATATTACCTAAGAGCACATCAAGCAAACTGGGAGAACTATTCCAAGTCAAAGCAGACCCCGATGAATTATTCATTAGCACCGCAACAGTAAATGACATAGAAATTATCAGTAGACTGGACAACCAGACACTGCGAACAGATCGTTAAGGTATAAACACGAATGGCTGACAACAAAAAACTATACACCAAGTTACCAGCAGTCCAACAAACAACTGCAATCAAAAACTTTTTTGAAAGCACAGTTGAACAGTTGTTCTCTAAATCAAACACTGAGAGCATTCAGGGATTTGTGGGTAGTCCACGTTCCCAGGATATTGGCTTAACTGGAGAGTATCTGACTGAACCCACAGTGACTAAGCGGTTTTATGGTCTCAGTCCCACCGTCAATACAATTAATCCTGACTCAGGTGAAAGTGAAAATCTAATCTTTTATGATGAGCTTATTGATATACTGTCCATTTATGGTGTGGATACAAAAAATCACAATAAGATTTTTGCTGAAACATATTCAGCATTTATGCCGCCTGTTGATATTGATAAGCTACTAAACTATTCAGAATACTATTGGTCATCCACTGGACCCAGTACTATATATGTGTCAGGCACAGCGTCTGCACCTATTGATATAGATATTGATGTTGTGGGTAAAGCTAATTTTACACCACCTGGTGGCAAGCCTTTCCGTAATGGCATGGTTGTACAGTTTGCTGGCGATCATGTTATACCCCAACAAAAAGCATACACTGACTACATAGTAGAAGGTGTTGGTAACAGCATTATGTTGTTACTTAAAAAGGATAACTTTAGCACACGTTTTACAAGTACAAGCGAAACAGAATTTGATTATTACTCAGTTAACTTTGTGGGCGAGCAGGAAAATGGTTTTGCTAACACAGCATACAGTGCTGGCACAGTAGACAATATTCATGTCACAAGTCCTGGACAAGGTTATGTTGCTCCACAGATATTAATATACGATCAAGGACTAAGTGTTGATCCAGATTTGATAGCAGAGCATGCAAATGTTGAGCTGATTGCTGCAAAAGACATTCCTGATTTCACTGTAACATACAAGGACGATTTTATTGATGATCCAGCAACCAAAGCAATAAGCCTGGAACAAATCATTATTAAGACCATGAATGAGTCCCTGGGACTTCCTTGGATGGCATACAGACATCCTGATGGTGCTATTATTAGCCAAGCACAGAGAAACCAGGACAAAGCCAGTGGCATAGATGTAAGTGTATGGGAACCGTTTGT